AGGGCCACAAGCAACACCCCAATTTGGTTTGAAACTAGGATTGGCATTTAAAAAAGCGTTTGCAAATTGTGAAGGCTCTGTCGGTATTAATTGAACACACCAAGAAGAAATGTCTTGGGCAAAAGAATTATTAAAGTTAAACATTCTATCCATGTTTATAACTAAAGATGTATTCCAATTGCTTATGTCTTGATTGAATGGATTATTATTTGAAGGTGAACCTCTAAATAAATGTCTCATTGTTGTAACTTTTTCAGTGTTCCAAAAGCCAATTGGTTGATTAAAAGAATTATTAAACTCAAACATATTTATAAATGAAGTCACTTTTGCGGTATCCCATGAAGAAATATCTTGATTAAAAGTATTTGGATTACCTGAAGAGCCACTAAATAAATCTGCGAAACTAGTACATAAAGTTGTGCAAACACTTGTATAATCATCTACTAAAGGGTCTAAGGCAAATAAACTTGCATTGTTAACTGCGGTGTATACTTTACCACTAAAATCATTATCTGCTTTACCTGTTGTGCCAGCAGGATATCCTCCTTTTAACCTTACCGTTACTCCGTTTTGAAGTATATAAAAAGGTCTAGGCTCTCCTATTGGATTATTGGGAGAGCCTGAACCAAAAGTCTTTATCTTTAAAAAACCATTTAAAGACATAGATTATTAAGCTACTGTGATTGCACTTGAACTACCTTGATAGAATAAATCACCAACTTGTGCTACTACTTTAGAATCTAAGTTGTCAGACAACTGAACAACTACCTCATCACCACCTGATGTTGTACTTGTAGGCGTAAGAACGTAAGTCTCATTCGTAGCATCATAAGATACTGATGTTGGCACTTCTGCTACACCATTAAGTAAAATTCTAAACTCGTTATCTGTAAGGCCCTCTACACTAGATGCCTCATTTAACATCGCTGTTACTGAAACAGTAATGTCACCACCTGTAACAGCTGTACCCGTAATAGTCGCATCAATAATACCATTGATATCATTCGTTACATCAAAGTTAGGGTCTAAGATTGATCCCTCGTTAAACTGCTTGTTGTCTAACAACTGAATCTGTAACTTAGCCTGGCCGACCTCACTACCTGTGTTAAACATATAAGTATTAGTGTTAACGTGTGTCGCAGAAAACCCTTTAAGGTTCGTTCCATCATCAGCTAAGAATAACACATCGTTATCAAACACCATAATTACATTATACTGCTGATAAGAGTTATAACTCGCTAAAACTTTCTGAAACAATATACTCGCTACGTAAGTAAAAGTAAATTGTGGCTTTCCGTTTCTTACAACAAGAACAACTCCATTAGGAAATTCTTGCGTTGTTGGGTCTGGTGTGGTCTGCTCAAAGCTAGTCGCATTGATAATAGGTATAAATACCTTTTCTTGTACTTTCTCTTGAATGTACGTCTTATCAATAATCGTCTCTCTAGCCTCGCTCCACGATTTAGGTGTTAATATTACCCCTACTGGATAATTAACATCTGCAATACAACTTGGTAAACCTGTACCTAGTTGATTTGTTGAACAATTTGCTGTGTTTATATTAGACATTTTTGTTACTGTATTAAAAAATTAAAATTATTTACAAGGATTTCTAAATATACCATTAAATTCCATAGTAAGCACATCCCAATAGGCGTTAACCTGCCTCTTCTGTGGGTCTGTCCTAGTTCCTAAGTCCACCGTATGATAATTTGGTATCTTTATCGGATTCCTATACAAGTTATCCTCAACCGTTAACAATGTAGACTTCTGAAACACCTTTTTTAAGGCATTATAAAGAGGTACTAAGACCTTATCATACGTTTCTCTATTCCTCCTATCATTTAGCCATTCTTTTTTACTAGAAGTAGCTAAAATGAGTTTCACGGATTGGTTTAGCCTGTTGCTAAGATTATTTTCAAATGAACCTTGTGCAACAGGCATTTCTAACCAAACAAATGGGTATCGGTTGCGATAGTTTTGTAAAGCAAATACACGCTTCAATTCGTACTCGTTACCATAATGGTAAAAGCCTATTGTTCCATCTTCTAACAACGGATCAATTATTAACGATATTACCTTTTCTACTTCTATCACAATCCTAGAGAATTTGTGTTTTCATAATAGACAAACTTATTAGTGTCCCAATCATCACTCGTACTGATGTAATCGTATAACGTTTTGAAATCACGAACCTTATTGCCGTAATACCAATCGTCTACATAAGAACCAAAACAAGGCTGTCGCATATCCATCATCTCACGCCATGAGGCGTTAAACTTGCTCCATGATGATACAACTAAGGATTTCTCGCCCTCGTCTAAGGTGTTACCCATCTCGGTTAACCTTGTCTCGTATTCTTTAGTGTACTGGCAATAGCAAAAACTGGCTACCTGGCTATACTTGATATTGTTTATCTCATATCGCAATCCTAACCATTCCTCACTCTCCTTGCCATCAATTAAATCAATGTACTTCTGTTCTGTTCCACTATAAATCTGACCATTAGGCTTAATGACAGCTAAAATTTGTTTTGCTGTAAAATAACCAAAAGCATCAGTCAAATATTTAAAACTATACCTCGCAATAACATTATCCAAATTGCTGTTAGCTGAAATCAAATCACTATTCTCATCCAAATCTAAATTAGGTATGTTTAACTTATCTACAAAGTATGTTTTATCTATTATCATAACGTGTTAATTAAACCTTTTTAGCGATTTTTAATTTCACTAACTCATTACCAAATGTTACATGAGGCGTAATAATTTGACCCTTTTTGTAATACTTGGTGTCTTTTAAGATTTCTAGCTTTAGTCTTTCACTAAATCTAACCTTAACTTTCTTTTCGGCTAATTCTTTCAACATTTTTTTGCTGTCTACACTAGCTTTCTTTTCTGTGTTTACTTTTTCTTGTGACATATTTAAAAATTTATTGTGATTTATATTACGGCTCTATTGTCGCAATAGCTGACAAGATAGTAGAAATATCATCAGAAACAATACTACCTGCATCACTTCCTTTAATATAAGACCCCATAAAAGCCTCTAACTTTCTTGATACTAAGTTCCTAGAGAAGTCGTCGTTCTCATATCCCTCGTCGTAACTAACATCCTCTGACATTACTAGATTGAATTTCTTTAAATCACCTAAGATGATTTTAGCAGCATCGAATCTGTTAGAGAATACAACTCTTACCTCACCAACTTGCATACCATCTTGTGTTACAAATGGAGGTATGATATAGTTGTCATCCTTGTCCTTGATACCTTGCATGATTGCTTTCCATACTGGATTCAATATACAAGTTAACGATCCCTTAAAGTTATTCAGTCTAACAAATGTCGCTACTGCATTGATAGCATCAAAAATGTTAGCACCTGCATAATAGTTAGCCAATTGTGTAGGAACAATAAAAGCAGTACCTACAGCCTCTAATCCATTGAACTCTAAAGAGTTGTTAGAATTGTCTCCACTCAATACGGTGTCGTCAATCTTGTTCTCTATAAGTTCGTTGGCGTGAGTTCTAAAGTTGTCAATCACACTAGGTGCATGATTCATCAACCTCTTAGAAAACTTCCATCTCTCAGCTACCTCAAAGATATCATCAGAGTAAGTCGCCCATTCAGCATCTACTAAAGGCTTTAAATCACCCTCACCAATAAATTCTGCATCACCCTCTTCATTAGTTCTTTCAGTCCACCAAATCTTCTCCGTTCCTGGTGCTGTAATAACGTTTACTAATGGCGTGATAACTGGGTCTGCTTTAGGCACTTCACCAATGTTACCATCAATGTAATTACCGAATAAAGGACTGAAACCTCCTGTAACATTTGGCGTAACGTTAGCTGTTGTCATTAAAGCAGGTGCTTTAATAGTTAAACCTCTCTCGTAGCCTTTGTCATTCTTGTTGAAGTCCTTTGCATTCTTCTCTGCAAAGTCAACATAGATACCCTTGTTGGTTTTTACGTTCTGCTCGTTCAAATCCTTGATCTCTTTTAATGATTCATTAACCTCGTCTACAAGGTCTTTTAAATTGTCAAAATCTTGCTTCTCTGCAAAATTCTTTCCCTTTAGAGCATTTAACGCCTCAAAGTCTAAAGCCTCTAACTGGTTTTTAAAGCTATCCATCTGCTCTTGCGTAGCATTCTGTACTTTTGATGCCATCTCGTCGATAATAGCTTGCTTTTCTTGTTCGTTCATCTTACGAATTATTTAAAATTAAACTTTACTTTTTGTAACATATCAGTTACGGTTTGAGTGTCATCCAACGGCTCATTTTTATCAGAAGTGACTACATCGGCTTCTGTATGCTTTACTGGTGTCATGTCATTACTACCAAACAATACCATGCTACCCTCATTTACTATCTTTAACTCTCGTACGGCCCAAAAATACCCCATATCGTCAGCTTTCTCCTTGTTAGCTAAACCAGAATAGACCTCGTTCCATACCTTGTACTCTTCATTATAGTCCTCACCACCATCATTTACAGCTAAGTCTATCTTGACATACTGCATTCTAATTGAGTTCTGTGGCTGACCCTCATCAATCATCTTTAATGCCTTTGTGTGCATAACGTTTTTGCGCTCCACACCAAACACTAAACACTCGGTTTTACCCTCTATATCTAATCCCAAATACTTAAAATCAACCACATCTAACGACATTTCAACGTTTTTTGGCGTTGCAATTACACTATCAACCTCTAATTTGTGGTCAACAACATAATATACCTTGCCTTGCTGCTCTGATGCCGTTTTTGACATCGAACCGTTCAAATGTACGTCGTTATGACTGTCTAAGTAATTCGTGTTGCTTATGATAGGATATATCATACCATCAACACCATTTTTTAACGATTTGAGTGAAATGTCATTCGATAACGCAAAAGGAGAGGTTTTCTTCTTAATCTCTGACTTCTTCTGCTTGATGATTAAATCCTTGTTCAACTTTAAAGCCTCAATCATAGACCTCTTATCCGAAAACTCCTTTTTTAACTCTTGACAATACATGACTGCTCCATTTTTAATTTCTTAATCCTTTGGAATATCTTATTCCGTTCTTTAGGTGACTTCGCCTCCCTTAAACTCTTCTCCAATGATTTAATGTCTCTAAAACTCATAACCACACTCTCTTCTAGCATCAGTAGCATCCACCCCTGAATCAATCAATAATTTATATGCCGTAGCTTGCTTCTTCTTAGCCTCGTACTTCTGCTCTTCCCTTACCCTCATAAATGGCAAATGATCCCAACTCATGTCAGACCTGCCCTCCATACCAAAATAACGCAACAACCCATTTACAAAATCATCCCCCTTTGGCTTTAAGGAATAGTCTATGTGGTCTGCCGATGCGTGTTTCTTGTTCTCGTACTTCGCTCCTGCATCTAAATTTACCTCAATCACATCCTTTGGTATGTTGTATAACCTCGCAATAGTAAATACGTCTTGAATGAAACCCTTGTCAAAACCCTCTGTCTTTAAATCCTCAACAAATCGCTTTATGTCTATCATAGAACGTACTGCCGTAACTGGTCGGTCTTGCATTGCCTTTTGCTCAATGTCACTCTTGTCACCAGGCATCATCATAGGCTGTGTCAAATCATCCTCCGATACCTGACCCGCAACCATGTACTTCTTAGAAAATAATAACTCTATGTTCTTAGCATCTAAAGATAACTCCGAATTGGAAATCACCTTGTACAACGCATCAACCTTACTCGCACCCTTGTACCAAGTCGTAGCACTAGATGTCATGTCCGTTGTGTGCAATATCTTACTGAAACGAATCATCTTACTGTTCCCATCCTCATAATGATACTCCACCATCTCATTTATAAACCTATTGTAACTCGACTTCGATAACATCAACTTGTCACCATTCTCAACCATGTACTCCGAAAAGTCCATCTTAGAATTGTTTAAAAAATACAAATCATTATTCTCTAAGTCAACCTTGCTGTCAATACAACAATAACTGTTGCCGAACATAGTCCAAAACATGAAGTCAAACATAAACTGATTCTCCGTTTGAAAAAAGTTAGGCTGCCTTAACACCTGATGCAAAGGATGATTCTCAATAACACCTCCGTTGTCATTGACAATATTTACCTTACCTAAACTAAATAAATCCGAATTTATACTGAACACCGTTAGCAATGCAGGATTCTCTAACAATACCTTTAACTTCGCCTGCTCTGTGTACATATTGTTGTACTCCGTTGTCGATGCAATTGGGTAAAAGTTCAAACCCCTTATGCTGTCGTTAGACATATTACTACTTAAACGTGACCAACGACCTGAAAATAAGTTTCTAAAGAAATTCATGCCCTCAAAGATATATATTTTTTTGTTAACAACCTAAATCGTATTTATTATCCCTTGCCTCATTAAAAATAACGCAACGTACCTTATCGCATCCATAGTGTGATTGTACTCATCCTCTGGCTCTTCCAATATTACACCATACCTGTCTACCTTCCTCGCATAATTCCTCTGCTCAAATGATATGTTCTTACTCGTTGACGTATAATGAACATCTATACCACTCAACAAGTCAATACCACTCAATATACTACCCTTGCCCTTTGTAGTCGCT